ATGCCAAGTATAAGCGAAATTCTTGCGAATGAAGATTTTGGGCAGGTAGTCAGTACGTTATGTATCGATACGATTGAATACCGGGAACCAAGAGAATATTACAGAGAATACCACGGTGAGCGCCGGCGACGTAAAACTTCTGTTGGCTGGCGTGAGCCTAAGCGTTTAGAAGTCTATTCGGATACTTTGGTGGATAAAAATGGTGAACCAGTACGCCTTCCTGATAAGATCGTAGATGTGGCCCGTATCGTAACCAACTTTCCGAAGAAGGAGGTGCGTACCTCTGTCGCTTTCCTGTTCGGCGGGCAAATGACGATTACCGGAGCTGATCAAAACGATGGCTTTCAAGAGTTCAAGCGTGTATGGGAACGCCGGTTGAAGATGCAATCCGTCTTGAAGTCATTCGCTCGCAAGGTGCTTTCTGAAAGTAAGGCTGCTCTTGTGTTCTATCCGTATACCTCCAAAGGATTAGACGGCAAATTGATTACGGAGTTAAAAGTAAAAACACTTTCTGTTCCCCGTAATGAAAATACTTTCTCTGAATTTTATCCCCATTTCGACGATAACGATGATATGGATGCCTTTATCCATCGTTACCAAGTGAACTCTAATGGTATGATTCGGAACAGCTGCACGATTTGGATGGCGGATAAGATTATTACGGCTATCGATGAAATGGGTGGCTGGGTGATAAAAGAGGTTCCCAATCTATTTGGGAAAATTCCGGTTGTGTATGCCGATGTATTCCAACCTGAATGGGATGAAGTAGCGTTTCTGATGGATGCTCGTGAAATGCGTATTTCTCGCATGGTGGATACAAATGATTACTATGGTGATCCGATGTTGAAGACATTCGATGTGGCTGACCTGCCGACTAAAGACACTGTCGGCAAAGAATTGTCTTTTACGTCTAAAGTACATCCGGAAACGCAACAATTGTATCATGGCGATGCGGAATACCTTACTTGGAACGGCTCTCAACCATCTGTGGATAAAGAGTTGGAAGAAACCAAATGCGAGCTGTTTTCCGGTACATCCACGCCAGACCTTTCCTTTGACAATTTGAAAGGTATTGGCAACCTGTCCGGTGTCGCTCGTAAATTCATGCTGATGGATGCGACCATCAAGGCGAGTGAGAACATGGAAACATTCGGTCCGGTCGTACAACGTTGTGTGTCGGTCGTGTTGGCCGGGATATGCAATATTACCAACATCAAGTATCGTCCCCAGCTGGTAAACAACCTGATCGATGTGGAATTTGGTTCCATTTTGCCGGAAGATTTGGCTGAAACCTTGCAAACACTCTCTGTTGCCAATGGAGGCAAACCGATTAACGCTCAGCGCACGGTTACGGCTCATTCTCCGCTAACAGAAGACTTGGACGAAGAAATGAAGCTGATGGAGGAAGAGGAAGATACAGCAGCGCAACGCAATAATATGATCGGCTTAACAATGGGATATGGAGAATGAAAGAACTATCATTTCATGAGCGACAATTCCTGCAATGTCTGTTCCGGCAACAAGGTAGCATAAAGTATTCGTTTGACGAGTTTGTCCGTAGGGTAGGACCTCTTCTGGCTAAATGGTCGGATCATGGCGGTGACCGTGTATGGATAGGCAACGCTACCATAGAGAAGCAAATCGAACGTCTGTTGGATGACCTGCATACGCAGCTCGTAAGCAATATATCCAATACAGTTACCGATGTATGGAATTTAGGCAATAGGAAAGCGGATGAACTGGTAACAGGTTATATCAAGGATATGGCCATATCCAGTACGTTGAAGGATAAGATGTTTTCCAGAAGTGCAGATGCGCTGAATACCCTGTTGAAACGTAAGGATGAATTTGGTAAAACCATATCCTCCCGTGTCTGGGATATAACGGACGGAGCTATGGATAATCTGGAGTATTATCTTTCTTCGGGTTTGTCTTCCGGCCGTCCGGCTGCGTTGATCAGCCAAGATATACGGCAATTACTAAACGAACCCAACCGTCGTTTCCGCCGTGTAAGGGACGCGAATGGCAAATTGGTCCCATCCCAGCCGATGAAAGATTATCATCCGGGGCAGGGTATTTATCGTTCATCTTATAAAAACGCCCTTCGACTAGCAGCAACGAAAACAAACGAGGCTTTTCGAACTGCCGATTATGAACGTTGGCAGAATATGGACTTCGTGATCGGTATAGAGGTGGAACGTTCACCAACGAATCACGGTCCGTGTCCTGTGTGTGACGCCAAGGCTGGCCAATACCCGAAGGATTTCAAGTTTACAGGATGGCACCCGTTTTGTATTTGCATATCTACGCCGATTATGATGGATCATGAGGAGTTCGCTGAATGGTTACTGGGTGATGGAAAGCCAAAGGATTCGATTAATGTAGCGTCCGATAAAGTGAGATTTAAGGAGATCAAGGAAAAGGCTTCTTTATTAAAACAAACTGTTATTCGGAATAAAGATTTTCGGAAAGATATACAGATTACCGGTCGTGGTATAAAAGAGTGGTTGAACCAGCCACATAAATATTACGAGAAAAAGAATGAAATGCTTTTGGATATAGCTTCTGTGATAAAGGATGCGGAATATATTGGTTGCGGAAATGATAAGCATGGATATAATGCTATTGTTCATTTGTTTGAGACAAAAGTGGAAAACGAAAAGTCTTGGATTCTTGTGAAAGAGCAGGCGGATGGTAGCACATCGTTATATAGTATCTCTGATAGCATAAATATATTGAGATTATTGGAAAAGAAGAAAGGCGATTCATAAGTAGCCCCGTGGAACTACAATCCACGACTTGCTTATAAACCGCCTTCTTTTTGCAAAAATATAAATAATCTCCTAATTGTTTAGCGATTTAGGAATTTTAATCGTAAAATCAACTGTTGGCGCCAGCATAATAGTTGAACAACTGCGGTGCTGAACACCGTGGTTGAACTGGGGTGCTGATGACCCCAGTTGTTACGCTCGGCATAATGGTTGGAATTAATCAAATTACTTCTGCTTCCTCCTTAGGTTGCTCTACCACCTTAAAGAGGTTGGCGAGAAATTCCAGCCCTTTCTGAGTAACGAGCACTTTTAAGACCATGAATCCATCGTGATTGTTCCGGTCAATCCATTTCTCTTTTAGGACGAAATAACCACGCTTCACATATTCCTGCTTCGGTTCGTTCTTGTTCTTGAAGAATACACCCATATCACGAAGTTTTTGGAACAAGGTATTTCTGCCGAATGGGAGATTCAGGATTTTTGCGGACTGGCCGATGTCGATACGTTCGTCCGCATCCATTATTTTATCCATAAAGTCTGCCTTGGGACGTAGTTTGTTGTTTTCTTTTACTACGGTTTCAACTTTTTTCTCCAGCTGCCGGATTCGTTCTTCTTTGCGCTTCATGGTGTCTTTGGCAACCAATAAGGCACGAGCCATGATCTCCTCCGGTGTCTCGTCTTCTTTGGCAATCATGTAACCGCCGGTTTTGCGGATGGCGGGGAGGATCTCTTCGCATACCCAGTCTTGGAACTTTCCTGCCTCGGGTAATTTGGAGCGCATAACTAAGCGGTAAACATCGGATTCTGGGATGAAAGAGATTTCTACTTTCTGTTCTGTACTTTTACCATATTGGTTTGTTGTGATTGAGACCCCCTCGTGTTTCACGACCCCCTTACAATGTCTATTGATAGCATCATATCGATTACTATACCCTAACATCGCTGCCACATCATTGGCCACAAACATTGGTTTATCATCTATAACCGTAACTCTGATTTGTCCGAATACCGGACTTTGGAAATATTGTATCTTCGCTTCCATAATGAGTCGTATTTAAAAGTGAAAGGGCAAAGACCGGAATTGCCTATTGTGGCTGTTTGCAATTCCAATCAATGCCCTTTATTAATATCTTTCTCTGGAGAACAGCCACGAGCTCCGGATTAGAACGTTCTGAAGTAATATATAAGTCAGATTTTCTTTTTCCGGAGGCAGATGGCGATACCTTCTATACTTTCGCTTTTTGTGCCTGTAGTTTCGAATTTAACTTCTCAGCCTCCTTTTGCATATTTTCGGAAGCATGTTTGATGTAGTACAGCATCCCTTCGGTTCTTCCGATTTCTCGACCGGTATTGAATGCGGCTTGCAGTTCTGGAGTGGAGTATTTACCCATTTCGGAGGGTTGGGCCGTCCTTTTGCCGTTACTATTGTTGGCGGCATTGGAATCCTTGGAATTGATAGACATATATAATAAAAAAAGGTATTCGTGCCTTTCCTGCTGTCTATCACATTCCAAGGGATGTTGTGGTCCCATTACAGTTCCACACAGGGGTACACGAATACCAAATATCGTTATACAATAAATGTGTGTGCATAAAAAATGCCCACATCCCTTAGTTAAATATGATAGACACCACAAAGATGAGCACTAATTCTGAATCCCACAAGAAAAAATAGAAATACCTTTGCGTTTTCATCTTGTTGTGCTATTTTTGCGTTATGTGGAAAGAGAAATTAGGAAACTATTTGATTGATGTCTCGAAATATATCTTTACAGGTGTAGTGGTAGCGTCTTTATTCAAGGATATGGAAGATAATAAGTGGCTGATTTATGGCCTAGGCTTTACGTCTTCTATTTTAGCCTTAATAGCAGGATTGGTATTAACGAATAAGAAAAAGGAGGATAAGTAATGGGAGCTATAATTGGATTCGCCGTGATAGGCATACCTTGTGCCGCATTTTTGATCTATTGCCTTACGCCTTCTGGCAAACAATGGCTTAGATCCAATCACATGATTTGACAAGATAGATTCTTATAGGAATAATTTAGAGATGAAAGCCTGCCGGTTGTCCGGTGGGCTTTTTTTATACCCGGAATTTTCTTCCCCTCCCTTATATTTTAAACAGAAAACTCTTATGACAATTTTAGATTTAATCAAGGCGGCATGTAAGACAAAAGGCGTGCCGGAGAAGTATGCGGAACGTATTCAGAAAACGTTCAAGATTGAGAAAGCCGAGGGGATGGAGGCTTTCGTGGACCTGTTCAAGGATAATATTCTTCCGGCAATCCAAGAAGCGGAGAATGAAGCTAAGACTACGGCTGAAACGGCCGCTGTCGCCGCTTATGAAGCCAAGCATGGGTTGAAGGATGGTAAACCGGTAGAAGATCCGGATAAGAACAAGAAAACGGAAGAAGAGCTGTTGAAGGATCTTAGCCCGGAACTGAAAGCTTATCTGGAAAGTATGAGGAAGAGCGTCGATGATATGGCTAAGAAGGTGGGCGATTCCATTACCAACTCGGCAAACGAGGCTAAGAAAGAAACAGTCCGTAAGCAGTTGAAGGATGCCGGTCTTCCGGATAGCTGGCTGGGACGTGTGGACTTGGCTTCGGAAACCTCTATCGAGGATCAAATCAAGGCGCTTTCCGAAGAGTTTACCGGAATCCAGCAAAAGGCGATCGATGATGCCGTGGCCCGTGGTGATTACGCTCCCGGTTCCGTGAATCTTCCGGAGCGTTCCGAGGCGGATTGGGCGAAGCTGATGGATCAAGATGCCGACAAGAGCGCAAATAATCCCGGTGTGGTGAACCTGGGTATTGAATAATCCAAGAAAAGTGTAACGTTATGTACAGAAAAAGAGAAAGAGAATTCCAGTATCCTCCCGGAATTGAAAAGATTATTGAGGATGTGATCGGCGGTGGGACGATTGACCGCCGGGATTTGCGGAACGCTTTGTTCAATGGCAAGTCGTTGGACGAGCTTCCTCCGATCGTGATCGTGGTGAAAGATCCGGAAACTGGGCTGTATCATGTATTGAAGACGGCGATGGCTTCCGATGCTGGCAATGAAACTACTTATAAGGTGTCCAAGAATCATCTGTTTGGTGTGGGTGACTTCGTGACAATTGGTGGCGCTTTGACTGGCGCTTCCGATAAGATCACAGCTATTGATAAGAGTAATGCGGATTTCGATACGATTACGCTGGCTGCAACGATTGGGGCTGCAACAAAAGGTCAAGTATTGGTTCAGGCTAAAGACAAGCAGGCTGCGAAAGCCGCCAAGTTACCTTATGATGGCGAATTGGTCGTCACGATGAATAAAGTCGACTTGACTGTAGCTAACCAGCAGTCCGGGTTATTGGTAAGAGGTACGGTAAACGAATCCTGTATGCCGTTCCCAGTAGATAAGGACTTAAAGGCATTAATGTCGTTTATCCGTTTTGTGTAATCCATTAAAATCTGATATATGGAAAGAAGTTTAATTAAACAGGTGAATAAAAAGAACATGGCGGCTCGTTTGAATACCCGCCATGTGAAACCAGTCGTTTTCCCGAACTTCTTCGGGGTGAAAAGAAAGACTTCGTTGAAGTGGGAGACACTGACCGGCGAGAAAGGTGCTCCGGTAATGGCAGATGTGATCTCTTTTGACGCTTCCGCTCCGCAGAAGACGCGCGAGGTAATCAGCAAGTTGTCCGGTGATATTCCAAAGACAGCCGTTAAGCGTGGTATGAACGAAAGTGATTACAACGAGTACAAACAGTTGGAACGTGACGCACAGGGTGACGCAGATCAATTGGCATTGCTGAACCTGGCTTTCAAGGATCAGGATTTCGTGTATAACTCCGTCCGTGCCCGTTTCGAATGGTGGTGTATGCAGCTCATGAGCCGTGCGGGTTTCCATTTGTCGGCAAAGAATAATGGCGGTGTCGTTACGGCTGAGTTTGTTGGTTGCGGTATGCCGAAGAAGAACCAGCGTAAATCTTCTGTAGATTGGAGCAACGCTTCAACGGCTAACGGCTTGCAGGATATCGAAGATACGGTTGTTGCTGCTTCTGCCGAGGGAGTAACGATTCGCTATGTAGTGATGCACGTGGCTGACTTCTCTTTATTGAAGAAGCAGAAATCAACATTCGACACATTGAAGGCATGGGTTAATTCGTCTTCAAAAATATTGGTAACGAAAAATCTTATCAACGAGTATCTGGCCGAACAGGAAATCCCGGTAAAGATCATCACTGTGAATCCGTCTGTCCGTATCGAGGATAAGGCTCACCGCCGTAAGACGATCAATCCGTGGGAGCGTAAACGTGTATGCTTCCTGGAGGATCTGAAGGTTGGTGATATCCAGCACGGACCGATTGCAGCCGAATCTTCCGCTACCTTGCAGAAGATTGCCCTCATGGTAAAACAGGATTGGGTATTGGTTACCAAATGGTCTGAACTGGAACCGTTCAAGGAATGGACGAAAGCAGAAGCAAATGCTATCCCTGTCGTAAACGATCCGGATGCCATGTTCATCATGAAGGTGGATGGCCAGGATTGGAACGCATCTGAAGATACTGAAGGTACGGATGATATCCCGGCAACATTCTTAGGTGAAACCGTTGAACCGGAAGATCAGATGATTCAGGATACTGAAAACGGAGAATAACAATCATGGCTAAGACGATTCGAGATACAATACTAGCTTATCCCGGTCTCGCGGATTGTGAAGATTTTTTGGATAACGTCGTTTTGCCGGGACACGGTTTTGAAGGTACAGAAGATAGTAAGACGATCGATATTCAAAAACAAAAGCTGGTGGCTGCCGACCTTTATTCCATGGTCGGTGGTCTGCCAGACTTTACCGAAAACAAGCTTTCTATCACATATCCCCGTTCCTGGTATGATGCTATGGCAAAACGGCTGTATAGGGAAGGTGGAGAACCGGAGAAAGCAGAACTGATCGGGAATAAGATTGAAGTTCCAAAAGGAAGGGCGCAAAACAGATGGTAAGACGGTATTCACATAAGGCAATAGTAACAATCCAATCCGGACAATTGGTAAAAGGGGAATGGGTTGCCGGAGAACCGACGGAAATAGAGGTTACAGGGCAATACTTTCCATCCAATAGCGGACAGCAGTTAAAGCAGAATGTTGATGGAAAGGAATTTATCGTACACGGTGAGTTCTCTACAAAGATACGTCCCGTGGAAAATGCAAAACGGATTCGGATTGATAGTATCGCTCTCGATGTGGATATTATCTGTTGGGAGCCGTTTCAGACTCACTCTGTAATTTATGTATAGCGATGGCAAGGAAAGGTGGTTTGACTCCGATGTGGAGCGATAGAGAAGTAGAACGTTGGTTTGATTATTTTGTGGACCGGGCGGAAGAGCGGATATACAAATTATTGCAACGTGCCGGGGAAGAGTTCGTGAAGCTTGCCCGAAAGAAAGGAAACTATCAGGATCATACTGGTAACCTCCGTAGCTCTATCGGTTATGTGATCGTCAAGGATGGCGATATATTGACCGAGAACTACGAGTTGTCAGATAAGAAAGGTACCGATAAATATACGGGATTGAGAGAGGCTAAAAGGCTCGTATCAGAATTACTACCCCTTTATAAGAATGGCTGGGTATTGATTGGTGTAGCCGCTATGCCTTATGCCAAGTATGTGGAAGCAATCGAAAATCTGGATGTTATCTCC